GCAAATGTCCTGCAAGGATTCCTCCCCCCCCCCCCGCAAATAATGCCAACTCATTCATACACCGCCTTTCACTTGTTTAGCAAATTGACGAACAAAATCTGGCATAGGCGCAGCATTTTTTGCATCAGCTTTAATTTTTAGTAAAACAGGGTCAGGCTCATTTGACGCTGGAACTGTGAGCCTCACAATGTCAGCAGGGTTTCCCTTAATTTCAAAAACATCTTGCCAACTAGAAGTAATTGACTTTTCCAGTACAGCTTTAATATCTTGATTATTAGCCTTAAATCGTTCTAGCTTGGCAACAATTAACTTCTTGGCATAGTCAGTAGGAGGCTTACCAATACGCTTCCGCATTTGTACAAAAGCATCCCAAGTTTCTTTTTCAATCCAATCTGGCAAAACAAAAGCAACGCTAGTTGCATCATCTTTGTTTTCTTTAATACTCTTCTCTTCTCTTCTCTTCTCTGGTAACGCTTTTGTAACGCTAGATGCGTTACTGATTGCGTTACTTTCATCGTTACTTCTATGTTTTTCTTGCCTGTTTTTGCCTAAAGCACGTTTTTTAGCAGTTTCACCATTGTGATATTCAAAGTTTGGCAGACTAAGAACATGACCATCTTGGTTTAACCAACCAACAAAAGCCATTTGCTCTGCGAACCCTGTAACACCAGCTAAACGATCTAGTAACGCATATGTAACGCTGAGTGCGTTACCATCTACTGTATGAGTATCAAACCAAGACCAAATTCTCACAAGTTTTCCAACAACTGCATCAGGGTCTAAATTCATCCTAGACGCAATGGCAAGAACTTCTGGTTTATCTGGTGTATCTTTTTGAACTTTAATCCAATCACCAGCCATATCAAACCATCCAATCTGATGAACCAACAACCTGAACAACAAGGTATCGCTCAGTATTGTTTTCTTTGGACAATCGATTCGCCTCTTTTAAGGCTGATTCTGGTGAATCATGTATGCAAGTAAATCGCATACTTTTTATGCTTCGGCTTTGACGCATAACTGCGTACATACCATGCAAATTTTTTAATGGAGTTTCGCCTATCACCACTTTTGGGTGAGGCTTTTTGAGACTAAGAGTAGCCATTTTTTAACCTTACTTCATCGGTTGACTTCACAAGACACGCTGTTGGCAGGATGGTGAAGAATCATCTTTTCGGGAGCTACCCTAGCCGCGTGTAAACATTGTATCAAATAAATTGATTGTTGGTAATTTCTTTTTTTACTGGTCTGCCAAGCAATCGTTTAGCTTGTGCGTTCATCACAGCATACTCTGATTTGCTAAAGATACCCTTGGCGTTACGAATATCAAAAGGGTTCAGCAAGCAGCGTGATTCGTCTTTTGGCTTGTTCTCAATCAAGTGGTCGGCAAGGGTGTACTTAGCCACTCTGTAGCGACCAACCTGAACCTCCTCTGTGGTTAGATCACCTTTGTAGCGTAGTTTCTTAGCTGTGGACAGCACAGATGATTTGTGCATCCCTGTTAAATCACAAACTTCTTGTGAAGTAAGTGGCCCATTCTGGAGGGCTTTAATTATTGCTTCTTGTGTCATTTGTTTCTTGGTTCAATGGAATAGCTGGGCCTCTGCGAATGTTGCAACTCTTACAAGTTGGCTCAACTTCTAGTGGTTTGTTGTAATCTCTATGTTCATAGCATTGGGCAGGTTTACCACAATCTACACAAATCAATGTAGCCACAGGCGGTAGGATGCCTTTTCTTATTGCTTTCTTAACCTGTGCAGCAGCTTGGACTTGTCCATTCTTTATTGGTCTTAAATCACAACAAGCCCAACAGAATTTTGCACTATTTTCTCTACCAGTAATTACTTGATTGCAATCGGCACACAACTTTGTCATTTCTTAATCCTTTTGTTTAAGAAAAGTTTTGGGTAAGCCAATTTGATGGATGCGGGTATTCCCCTATATACCCAATTATGTACCCTTTGAGGAGAGGCAAATCCTAATCGCTTAGACAGGACTGTTGGCCCACCAAGCAAGGCAATTAAGTCTTTATCAGATAGTGTGTTCATAGTTGCATCATAACAACAATTTGCATAATTTCAACACTTTGTGAAAATAATTTCAACATTCCGTTGATTTGCGTTATACTGACGTCAGCCCACAGCAAAACGCAAATGGGTCTTTTTAAGGAAACAAGATGAACTTCGAAAAAATCATGGATTACGTTACAGCAATATCAATCGGTGTTGGCATGGCAGTTTTACTGGTTGCATGGTGGTCAACATGAACGAACCAGCTTTCCCAACAGGAACAGGTATTACGCCTTATAAATCTGGCATGACCTTGCGTGACTACTTTGCGGCTAAGGCTATGCAAACACTTGTTAGCAAACACAGCCATGAGGGTGATGTTTCTCGTAACGCTTACAAAATTGCAGATGCAATGCTGAAAGCGAGACAAGAATGAACACAAGATTCTTAGTCCACGTTCGTAAGATATTTGCCACCTACGATGCCCCTCCAGAGGTCATTAGAGGCTATCAAAAGCAATGGGTGAAGTCAGTACGCCAGTTAGGTGATAAATGGCTTGTAGCTAAACAGGTGCAAAGAATCCAATGATTACAAGACAAGACGCAATCAAAGACTTATCGCATGGTGAGTATTGTTGCTACTGTACTGAACCTAAGACCTACAGCTCATGCTGTGGAGAAAACCACTTTGTAGAGTTTGGCGATCTCTATGAAGAAGACAAAGAAGCAATGATTGAAGAATATTTAACTCAAGGAAATGAAGATGTCAATTGAAGCACTACTCAAGACGAATGTTAATGAACACACAGAAAAGAAAGCTAACCTAACCTACCTGTCATGGGCTTGGGCTTGGGCTGAAGCACTTAAAGCAGACCCTAAAGCTACCTTCAAGGTAGAGATGTTTGATGGTAAGTGCTACATGGAAATTAACGGCACAGCAATGGTCTGGGTAACAGTCACAATGTTTGACAAGCCTATGACTTGCCAGTTGCCAGTTATGGACTCAGGCAACAAAGCAATACCACTTAAAGGTTATACAGCAGTCTCTAAGTACGGCAAAGAGTATCGGGTTGAGTGTGATGCGTTTGCGGTTAACACAGCCATCATGCGCTGCATGACCAAAGCACTTGGCTTGCATGGACTTGGGTTATACATCTATGCTGGTCAGGATTTGCCAGATGAAGACGCACCACAAGAAAAGGTAATCATCACACCTACACAGGGTGCAATGGATAACATCCCAGAGGATGAACAGATTTATCTCAAAGAGTTAGCAATGGACTTAATTGCTCTCTGTGATAAAGAAGAACCTAAGACAGCTTGGGTGAAGTTGGAAGCAGAGAACTTAGACGATCAACAAAAAATCGCTCTTTGGACTTTGCTTCCTAGTAAAGTAAGAAGTGCTTTGAAAAAGGCTAAGGAGTTATAAATGGAATACAACAATGAAAATCGTGGTGCGTTATGGAAGAACGACCGCAGGGATGATGAGAAGTTTCCCCACTACAAAGGGTCACTCAATGTAGAGGGTGTAGATTTCTGGATTAGCGCATGGCTAAAAGAGGGCAAAGATGGAACTAAGTTCATGTCCTTGTCTGTCAAAGCTAAAGATCAGAAAGAGGCTAAAGCACCTTCAAAGCGTTCTCCAAGAGATGACTTTGAAGATGCGCCATTTTAAAATTTAATGTTAACGAGGCGAAAGCGGATGCCATGCGACAGAAATGTCGGACGAACTTGGACGCAGCGAGTAGCCTCACCTCAAGGAGAAAATAATGGATATTAAAAGTGCTTTTGACAAAATCTTTAAGATGCCTGACTTCCCAAGAGTTAGGACTACAGACCCTATAACTTCTTTTGAAGCAGCAGAGGCTATTAAACCAGTAGTCTCTCAGCATCACCAGATCATCTTAGACTGTCTAAAAACTCATGGTGCTTTAGGCAAAGATGGTATAGCTTCGTTGTCTGGATTAGATGGTAATCAAGTCGCTAGACGTTTGAATGAGATGAAAATAATTGGATTGATTGAGTTGACAGGAAACACAGTCAAATCTAACTCAGGCAGAAATGAAAGGGAATGGAATGTCGTTCGCAAAGATTGAGATGGATGTTATTCAATGGGGTGAGGCTAGACAGATTGTCCAAAACAGCACACCCTATGCCCAAGCAGTTAAAACTCGTGAGGAACTACAAGAACTATTCACAGCCATTGCCAAAGGTGACAGGGCTGAAATGGCAGACGCATACGGGGATATTCTCGTAACCCTAGTGATGGGCTGTGCCTGTGCTGATTTAGACCTTGTAGAGTGCTTTAAAGGCGCTTATCAAGAAATTAAGGACCGCAAGGGTTTTCTCAATAAAGAGGGAATCTTTGTTAAGACTTAAACACAACTTGTTCATCTTTCCTTCGGTTCAAAAGTCCCTTAAGAACTTTACCGCCAGCCATGCAGTATTTCAGTAGTTCTTCAGACGCACCTTCCATATCCCCTCTAAGAACCTTTTGACGGAGGGTTGAACGCTGTAGTGTTCCCAGACCAACATTAAAGCTAAAAGATACCAAAGCATCGAATTGACCTTGGGTAAGAGGTACTGGACAGAACTTCTCCACTCCTCGCTCAAACCTATCCAAATCAGCTCTAAGTATTGCATCTACTTCATCCATTGAGAAAGTACGAAAATCCTCGGTCTTTAAAGCAAAGCCATCACGTTGGTCTATTTTGAGTTTTCCTTGTTCTGGGTACAGTACATGACCCACACCTACTGTCCATAGCTTTGCAGGGCATTTATAAGGCTTCTGACGCACACCCTCATGGTGTTTAATCATGTGGATGGTTTTAGCAGATACTTTCATCACTTGCCACCAAATGCACGACCACCAAAGTGAAAAGCAATAATACTGGCAAACAATGCTTGGGTGTCAGAATCCCACAACATATTGAGCAAGTCATCAAAAGGTACGCTCATATAGTAGCCATACCAAAAACCTGCAACATCAACAAACACCAACAAGAAAAAGAAGCCATAGGTAATGACAGGACGCACACTAGCCCTGAGATTCTTCATCCATTGGCTTGTACCCTCGTTCAAGGATGTATCGTGAGCATAGATAGCTTGCATCTCAGCTTGTTGGGCAGCCACAATAGTTTGAGTGGTTTGTGAAGCAGTCTCCATAGCCAACTGTTCAGACTTAATATGCTCTACCCTCTCTTGAGCCTCAAAGCCTAACTTACGCATCTCAAGCTCACGTTGAATCTGAAGTTGAGCTAGTTCTAGCTCATGCTTTTTATCAGCACGATCTTGAAAGAATTCTAGAAGTTTAGGAACACCACCCATTAAGAATGAAATGAGGGTTGATAGTAATGTCAGCATATTAGTCCTTATACAAAAATCTGAAATCGTCTTCTATCTTCAAACATACCAAGCTCAATGGTATGTTGTCTAGCTTTTTTATCGTAGAGTTCTACTTCCAACTCACGAGTCTTAAACTCAATCTTGTTTGCTTCTGTGGCTTCTCTATATTCAGCTTGGACACGCTCCACAGCCTTCTCAAAAGCTACTTGCTTCACATCGTATTGAGTAGGGTAAACAAGTGGATACCACCTATCTAAAGTAATCATTTTTCCCTTTCTCTTGCTCTAGCAAAATAGTAAAGAACCTTTGCCCTCATCTCGGCACTATCAGCAACTCCAGCCCACAATGCTAAGTTATTCCACAAAACAAGCAGTTGTTCAGAACTACAAGAGTCGCCATTCGTAGTTATCCAACGAGATAATTCCATGTGTCGCATAGTTGGCTCGCTTATCCAACTCAAAGCATAGAAGTCTGACAACAAGCATTGCTTGGGTTGTGCTGATACTAATAACCAAATGGAAAACAGTACCAACACTATCCATTTCATTTACTCATCTCAGTTGTGGCTAGATTGATACGTGTCTTGATTTCTGTAGGGTCTTCAGGAACATCCTTAAAGCCGACAGAGATGTAGCCATCAAACTCACCCATTTGTGGAGGAATACCACCACGGCAGACATATTTCACACCCTGCTTTTCTTCCCAATCGGAGTTCTTTCCTGTCACTACTAATTTGTCGCAGTAAACCTCGCCACCAAGCATGGCAATCATGGCTTGATTACGCTGTGGATCTTTGTTAAACAATGAGGAATTCACTCCATCCATTGTTTTGTCATGGCCTTTGGCATTCAGTGCAAATAAGGCTGTGCGGGAATTAACTACCAAACTGGCTTTGTGAACAGTCACAGTCTCAGCTTCTAAGTCCCTTTGGACAGATAAGGCCACCTGCATCAAAGACGGAGTGTCTTTAAGTTCTGTTTGATGGCTAGAATTAGTGATGGCTTGCAATAAGACTTGTCGTGAGTCCCAAGCAAAGTAACCCGCAAAGAACAGGAAAGATAACAAGATAACTGTAAACAGCTTGAATGGATTGTCCACCCACTTGATGAGTTCAATTACCTTGTCAGCATTAGATTCATTCTTTTTAGGAACAACCTTTGGAATAGATCGCTTAACAGGTGCTACCTTTGCAGGTGCTTTAGTTGTTTTCTTCGCTGTTACCATTTTGTTCTCGTGCTAGTTTAAGGTGCTGATGCTTGAACCAGATGTTAGCCACCAGACCAACAAAACCGATAATCACACCACAAAGCGCACCAAATTCATTGGCTGATAAACCAAAGAATACGGCACTACCAGCACCACCATAGGTAGCTACTGAAGCTGTCTTAGCTGCAATGGCTTCTGCGGTGTTTTCCATGTTATGCCTCTGGGTCTTTAGGTAATTGCTTCTCGGCTTGTTCCTTGATCTTGACGATCAGAGG